AGTACAACCTAATTGACTGCGGGAATCACCCGTAGACAGAGCATTTAACTCAGATAAAAAATCATCCTGATTTGTTTTTAGATTTACAACGGGAACAGGTGACGCTCCACGGGCGCGTTGCGCTTTCAAAAAGGAGACGGTCACACTTCCAGCATCTTTGGAACTCATCGGTAACTGCGTTTCTTCCATATGCGTCAGCCACTCTCTCTTTGGGAGCCTGTGGCTCCGAGTTTATTTCCTCACTAGACATCTAAAATTTACCGATACTAATGGACGATACTTTGGGTCTATTCCTAGTAGGTTTACTGAACCCATCGGTTCAATCCTTAAAATATCCACTAAACTTACCGTTTGGTCAAGTACCGACGCGAGTAACAATCTAATCGTGTCGGCTTTATCCCGAGCGGTTGGATAGTCCTCACGCCCAGCGCGAGCAATAATCTGAATCATAGGGTAGTCAATTCTTATGCCACCTGCACCCATAGTAAAGGCGGGCGAACTACCTGAGTTCTCATAGATAGCGATACAGGCATCTGGGTTCTCGGGCAAGGTGCCAAGAAATATATCTGTGCCTAAAGTGCCGTGAGAGTTGGTAACTAGATAGTCTCCAATGGACTCAAGAATGGTTGCCATGATTAACCCCTCGCATTTATTATTGAAATTATTCTACGCGCAATGTTATTTTGGATTCCTTTGAGCGCCTCCATAAATGGTTGCTCTAGGTACTTAGCCTGAGTTGGCGGCTTGTGGTAATTGCCTATAATCTCATGGACAAAAAGAGCATAAGGAGCGGCGGGTCCACCATAGAACACATCTACATAAGTTCCGTTTTGACCTGTTTGGGGAGCAGAGACTCCACCCGAGCCACGCAAAACTCCAGTATCAACTGGGACAAGGGTTTGTGACCTAGCAAAGATTAGGTTGGCTTCTTCCCATATTGCTTGGGCAACTGCCTTGGGGGAATCTGTCTGCGCTCTTTTCAGAGCCTCTTGTAGTGTAAAATCGCCCTCAAGGGTGAAAGTAAAAGTTTTTGCCATGACTACCGCCCAAATCGGATAACGGTATGGTGCGCCCCATTTTCGTCAGAGATATTATCAACTGCATTGATAGTAAAAGTATTAGACCCAATAACCATTTTGTGTCCAATATTTATTGTTAGAGAAGGTCCAAGAGTGATAAAACGACCAACATCTACAACTTCAATTCCTTGCACATCTCGGCTTTTAACTGTGTCAAAGATAAGGCGACCAGTTACCGAAGTTGGTGTGCCACTAAAGGTCGGTTTGTTATATTTATCAACTGATTCCTTGGCAGAAAAAATGACCGTATCGGTCATGAACTCCGCGACTTTAGCAAAAATAGCATCTGCCATGGCTATTCAACTAAGCGGTGATCGTAGACATTATTTGGATTGTCTTGAATACCTGTGTAGAAATCTGTGTTGTAATCTGTGATTATTCTGTCATTAGTAGATTTAAGGGACTCAAGGTTAGCCTTCATAGAAGGTGGGGCTTTCCGCATCTTGCGAGCAAGGAATGAGTTTGCTAGGTCTTGGTATTGACCAGCCTTAGCCGTATATGTTTCAGAGACAGAAATATCTCCAACACTCTTCGAGGTTGAATCCGCAAGGCGATTGAACTTAGAAACTAAAGTCTCACAGCAAGCGCGGGAAATTTCGTAGACATTGGTTCCCCACTCGGCAACTAGGTAGTTCAACTCTTCATCGCTAAAAAGTGCATCTGTTGAATCCGTGTCATTGATAAGGAATCGAACTGCGTTGCGCGTCGAAGTAGATGGGTCGCCCGAGTAGGTAAAGGTCATTTACATGCCACCTAGCATGAAGGTTGTTTGCCTAACTTGGTCAAGGGACGCAGCGTTGGCGGTAGTTACATAGGTTGAAGATGCTGTTGCCGAGGTTAAATAATCATCCAACTCGGTATCAACATCGGTTGCAAGGTTCTGCAAATCTGTGTGAACTTCTGGATTATCACCCGCAATTGGGTATCTAAGACCCTTGGATGTTGTTCCTGGCATAGTGAACTCCCGACTTTAAGGTTTAAGTGTACCCGAACTTTAATTTGTGCTTATTTTCAATAATAAGTAACGGTTGGTATTGGGTGATACATAGGCAAATGCTATGTGTTAAGGCATCTTTAGAGACCCATCGGCGTAAGGGCGTTCGCATACTTATTTAAGATGAAATCAGAAAACAAGTCTTCAGGCTTAGGGGATTCATTTTTAATTATTGGTCTAACTTGATGAAAGCCAGACACTCCAAGAGCGATAGAATCGTTATACAAAAATATATCTTCAATATCATTTATGTCTATTTCGAAAGATTCTAACGCAAGGAAATTAAAGATGTTAGAAAGTTCTTTCTTTGGGTCATTAATTAAATCTTTGTAAGAAACAAATTTGAACACACCAGATTCTTCATTTTTCTTGGCGTGTGCTAAACCAAGTAAAGATTTTTTAATTAAATCATGGTCATTCATAAGGTATTCCGCCATACCATCATTCCTACTTAAATAATTTTTAGCATAAAATTCTACTGAATCAAATTCTTTGCTTAAATAGAAATCAGGATTATTTATAGACTTAGAAACAAAAGATGCCAAAACTTCTAAGATAGGTCTATAACAAACGATAAATCTAGGGTTAGTTGAAATTTTTAATGCCATTTCATAATTTGCTGGCGTAGACCAAGCGAACTGTTTGTCAAATATTATTTCTTTTTCTATATTGCTGTAGAAATTTTGTGGCATCGTCCAAAGCGCTCCCTGATAAGCGGAGATTCGCAAACCGTAACGCACCGATTCTGATTGAGTGAATGACTCATGCAGAACCGTCATACCATCTAATAGCCCTGAATGGGGCGAGGAATAAATTGCTGGGTGCTGATTGAGTAGCGTACTTAATAAGGTGGAACCGCTTCTAGGCAATCCACAAAGAAAATTGATATTTTTCATTTTCATTTGAACTCTTTTGTTACCCAGTAATTTTTTTTATACTTATCGAAAAAAGAAGATTTTAGAACACCTAGTGAGTGAAATAAATCTTTCTGTGCCTCTTTCGAGTTTTCTATGGAGTCAATAGACATTTTCCAAGATTCGCGGCAAAAAGGGATTACATGTGCTATCGGTGTACCTCTAGGTATTAAGCCCTCAAAATCTGGGTCGGGTATGAATGGAAAATTGATTGCATTGAAATAATTATCGGTATCAACAATTCCAGGAAGGATTGTAAAAGGCAAATCATGGTGCATTGGGGTAATAAACAAACAGGAATAATTTTTCGGTGTTTTAACTATCCAAGTATTTGTAAATTTTGGAAGATTCTCATTTTTCATATTTTTTGAGAGTTTAGGGTAGCCAGTAAGTTGATTTTGACCATGAAAAGTTACAAGGTCATTACTTGCCCAATTATAGAATCTTCCTTCTTCCTTTTTTGTTATGTAGGCATCTGATGAACTTAAAATCAAATAGCCGCTTGTCAAAGTATCTAAAACGGGCATACAAGTTTTAATTGTTGCATTTGTAGACCCACTATCATCAGCATGGGGTTTTTTCTCTCCCCCAATATAGCGAGGTAAATCTTTGTACCATTCTGGTATTTTTTTTGAAGCGGCGACTGGAGGTGGAAAAGACGGGTCTAGATGTTGAGCAACAAAGGATATATTCATACATTAACATTAGTATCCAAGATTTCAAATGTCAAGAAAAAGTTAAAATTAACCTTCTAAAATTTCTTCTTTAACAACTGGCGGTTCTAAAATTTCTTCTTCAACATAAGGTGGCTGTTCAAATTGACCATTTGTAAAAGCGTAGCCGACATGCGCCTGACCTGTTTCGGAAGTAACTTCTTTTGCCTCACAATTAAACAAGGAAGCCATTTCCGCTTCTGAAGGTCCAACAATGACATTAAAGACATTACCTTCATTTAATAAGGCTATCCTTTTTTCGTTTTCCATATTAGAAACCTCTCAATACATATACAACGCCATCTGAACCGTCTTTGCCATATCTTCCAACTGCGTTCGGGTGGGAGTTGCCATTGTAAGCACCACCACCACCACCAGCCCCTTTACCAGAAGCAGCGTTTGCCACGGTAGTCGGGTTTCTGTTTGTGGCACCACCACCAGTTCCACCTGTTCCTCCATTTCCTCCAGTTCCGATTCCCGAACCGCTACCAGCACCAAAAGCAACAGTGGCGTACTGACCAGTTCCACCACCTCCGCCCCCAGTTGTACTTGCACCATTAAATGAACGGAAAACACCACTTGCATTACCACCATTACCTGCATAGAAGCCGCCACCATTACCACCATTACCATTTGTCCAAAAATTAGACGCCGAAGTTGCGGTGACAAGGTTTCCAAATGAACTATTGTTCGCATCTGTAATAGCGTCGTTATTAGTTACTTGTGCTACACCTTTTGCGCCAACAGTTACGGTTTGTGCTGTGTTTGTAACAACAAAATTTAGATTTATAAAGCCAGCCCTACCTCCAGTTGCGGGACTCCCAACAGCACCTCGTCCACCTGCAGCGCCTCCACCGACAAGTAAAACACCCATGAGCCCAGTTTGGTTATAGGTTCCCGTTGTGTTAATTGTATCTAGAGTTCCATTACCAATGTCGGTGGAAGTTAATGCTCCAGCAGTTTTAGCGATAGTAACAATAGCCCCTGCTGTAGCACCTGCTCCCAATGTGATGTATGCCTTTGTTGCTGTAGAAGAAAGTGTCACACCGACTGTTCCTGAAGTTGTACTAGCGTTTACTAAAACCGTGGTCGCGCTTACTAAAGTGATAAAGGCATCGCTACTCGTGGGGTTTACGGAAATAGTATAAATACCCTCATCAAAATTATTTACATTCTCGTATGTTGTGCCCACTACTGGGATTGCCGTCGCAAAAGCGGTATCTTCACCGCCTGTTGATGGGGCTGGGATTTGACTAATAGGCATTATGAAATCTCCATTCCAGAAATGTGAAACTGAACAGTAATAGCAGAAGCAAAACCTGCAATAACTTTAGTAGTAGCAAGAACTTGTTTTAACTCAACAACAACTGTTGAATTAGCAGCAATTGCAGTAAGTGTAAATAATTTTGTGCCATCTAACAATATATTAAATGTTGCGGCAGTAGCGGCACTATTTGTCACCACTATGTTTGTAATGACTGCGGTTGTTGCGCTAGGAACGGTGTAGAGGGTCGCGCTAGTCGTTGCGAAGTCCCCTCGCGCTAAGGCTTTGGCTAGATTGGGCATTTCTTTCTCCTTCTACTTTTCTCGTGACAATAGTTTACAACAAGGTTGGATTTGAATACTTAAAACGCGCTCATTATGACGGTAATTTCAAGGTTGCTTAGGTCGTCTTGAACGGCAAGAGTGCCAGTAACATTTGGCAAAGTGAGAACACGGTCAGCAGTTGGGTCACCAGCAGAAAGTGTTGTCTCAAAAGCATCTGCGGTAGTTCCTTCAAACACAATACTTTGAGAAAACGCTAACTCAAGCCCAGTTACCTGTCCTGTGAAAACAGGACTAGCAAGAGTCTTATTTGTAAGAGTTTGAGTATCAGTTGTTCCAATGATCGTTCCGCTTGGAACCGCCTTGCCTAAAACCTCTGTCGAACTCAAAACCGCTGTTCCATTGATTTCAAAAACCTTGCCAGTAAGCAAGTTGAAATCCTCTGAAGATGTCCACGCGGAGGTGGCATTTACCCAGTTAAGAGTTTTGGTTGTTCCACCGCTAAGTGAAATACCACCACCGTCTGCGTTTGCATCTGATGGACTCACAACATCGTTAATAACAATATTTTTATCTTCTACAACCAAGTTTGCTGTGTTGATATTCGTTGTTGTGCCAGTAATTGTTGGGTCTTGGATAATTGGAGATACTAAAGTTTTATTTGTTAAAGTTGCTTCTGTGTCCGCGCCAATACCCGCTAAACCATTTACTAAAACTGCCATGTTATGCCACTGTGCTTCCAAAAGC